ACTTTGTTTCAGTTTGTATGTATGTGCAAATATCTGTTAGTATTCTAATTTGTGCAGGTATTGCTGTTTGATTATGCCTCCATTCTGCTACCTGAGTATAGCTCGGTAATTCAAATACCTGGATAGCGGCATAATCTCCGCCTGTACCCATACTAGGATCAAGTGCTACTGCATATGTAAATTCTGCTGTTGGTTTTTTATACCATCTAGTTTGACCCATGTTTATTGTAGGTTGCATACCTTCCATACTTGCAAGTTTTATACTGTTTATTAATGTTTCATCATAGACTAAAAATTCACAACCATACTCACGTCTAAATCTTTCTTCTCCAATACGTCCTATTTCAGCATTTTTCCATTCTTCATCTCTATCAGGATGTTCGTCCCAACTTGCTATAAAAGAATGAAAACCATTTATACCTACTTCTTGTTCGTTGCCGTTAGCATCAAACTTATCTTCTGCTTGTTTCCAAATTGTTGCAAACGTATCTTCATCAGAATTAGGTGTGCTTGTAATAATAGCACGACCACCTGTTGCTAGTGTAGGTGATATACTAGTCCAAAATTCGTCTGCTATATTAGGTTGTACAAATGCAAACTCATCACAATACAATAACGATATACTCATACCACGTCCTGTGTTACCTGTTGTTGTAGCACTAACTATACGTGATCCGTTTTCAAATTCTATTGAGCCTTTGTTGTAGTTTGTAACTCCTGCTCTAATGTGGTCTGCACACATTTCATAACCGTATCTTATACGTTGCATAATTTCTTGAGCACCTGTATACTTGTGGGCGGCAATCAATATTGTTTGATCAGGAACAAACATAGCATACCATAACAAATAAATGGCGGCACAGGTAGTCTTACCTGTTTGTCTTGGCATCATATTGATATTAAATCTATAACTGTGGTAACTGTGCATTAATCCTAATTGATATTCGTAAGGATCAAATAATAATTTACCTTGTACTGGGTGTTGTATAAAAGCAAAGTGTTCTGCAAAATATAGATATCCTTTATCAGGATCCATACATGCCGCTAGTTCTTGAACTTGCAGTTCGTTAAACGTTTCTTTTTTATTTGCTTTTTTGGTTAATACACCGTCTAAACTTTTAGTCATACTTTTCAAAATCAAAAAAGAATGACACTGTTGTTCGCTTGTCGAATGAAAAGTCGTTGCTAGGACTATGTAACATTCTACCACTATAACAAACCATTCTATTTGGACATGCTCCTACTTCCATATCAGGTTCATTTTCCCATTGGGTTCTATAAAATGCTGTTCCACCAGTTGATGTTTGATCAAAATATAACACACCTGCGGCATCTGTATTATCAACATGCGGGTGATGATATCTTGAGTTCTTTTTTGATTTTAATACTTCCTCAGTTAGACTGTATCTAGCAAATGCATGAAAGTTTACTAAAGGTTTTCCAATTATATTTTGAACACTTTGTTCTAACATAGTGCTAGTTTCTTTATCAAATTCATGTATGTGTTTTGTTTCATAACACGGAAACGCTTGTAATCTATTACCGTAATATACTCCATATGGTTGATATATGGCATCATATTCGTAAGTCTCTAATTTTTTTTGAAGTTCTTCAAAAACATCGTTTGGAAGAAAATTGTGGTTAATATAGATACCACCTTCTTTTATCATATCTACTACATTTAACATAGTAATATTTATTGAAAAAAATAGGGCCCGGAGGCCCTATTGAATTTACTGGGGGTTATTATTTTTTTGCTTTTTCTTCTTTGTCTTTGACTGCTTTTTTCATTGGCTCTTTTTTGTTGCCATCTTTGTCAATATCTATGTAGTCTGGTTTTGCTTTCTTTTCATTTAAAGATGCCCATAACCTTGCCTTGATATCTTCTAATGCTGGATCTTTTACTCTAAGTGCCTTACGTGGCTTCGGACCGTTTAGTCCTCCTGCCAAGTCTTGTGTCATATATTTTGTATCTTTGTATTCTTCGTCTGGTGAATTATCCCATTCTGCTTCTTCAACATCTTCACCGCATCCGCCCATTTTTGGTTCCATGTCCATGTCTGGTTTTCCCATGTCGTCTTTTGGACCGTCGACAATATCTCTAAATTTGTCTATATCCATACGCATTGGACCTGCTGGCATACTTGGCTCACTATCGCCACTTATGTTTGCATTCTTGACAATGTCCATTAAATCTTCTACGTGGTCTTTTCCTGATGCATTTAAACTAACGTTCATACTTACAGGATTACCTTTATCCATTGGTGGAGTCATTGGCGCTGGTGGCATATGTGCCTCGCTTTGTAGAGCCTCCATCTTTGATAATAAATCTTTCATTTCCATTATTTACTCCCTATTGCACTCTTATTGTTGCCATCTTCAGAGATATCAGCTTGCTCACCTTTTGGCGCTCCTTTAACTGGATCTATTTCACGATCTGTACGTGCTTTTTCAAGTTCAGCTAAAAGTGACATTACTCTGTTGCCTCCAACATGATCCTGTGCTTTGGGATCTGCGGATTCTAATTCTGCTGTTTCAAGTTTAGTTTGATAAACTTTTTGCCCATCTAATTCTTCTTGGTACATTTCTTGTATATCATTTTGATTTCTTACAAGTATCATACTATCTTGGATATCACAACAGTGTCCAATGTAGTCTTCTAATACTTGTACTGTAGTTGGATATTCTAATTCAGCGTCGAAATATGTTACTCTTTCATTCTTTAAATTAGGAAAATCTAAAGGACGTTCTTGTAATGGTGTTTTTTTACCTGGGCTTAATTTAAGTAACCCGTATTTTTGTAAAGCAGATTCTAATTTATCTGTAAAATCATCAGAATGTTCACCTGCTATACCAATTTTAAATTCGTATATCTTTTTTGCTTGTTGTATGTATTGTTCTAGTAACATGTTATATTCCTTAGCACTTATGTTATTTATCTTTCTCTAGGCCTTTTAACTTCTGTAAGAGGCTATTACGATCCGTAACAACATAGCCCTCTCCGTTGACTATACCGCCATCATCTATCTCGTCTTTGTCTAGTTTTTGTTTTTTTAGTTGCAAATCAATCATTTTGAGCTTTTTGTCCATCTTTGCAACCTTTGCATCAAGTGCAGTTTTTAACATACTACCTGCTACTTCAAAAACTCTGCCACTGTAGCGACTTTCAACATTCATGCCTAAATCCATTAAATCTTCATAGGCTTCCATTGCTTTACTACCTACTTCATTTAATTCTTTATCAGCCATTTCGCCTAGTCCTTTAACAGCTGGAAGTGCGGCCGCTATCTTATCAAACTCGGCAATATCACGAAAAGTAGCATCTTGATCAGCTACTACATCAGTATTTGGTTTATTTTCTTCTTTTGCTTCCTTTAGTATTTGTTTACTATCTGGTAGATCTAGAAGTTCTTCTAATTTCTTAGTCATTATATACTCACTTAATGTTATATATATTTAGCCGAAATTACTTACGCTTGCCTTGGTGAAAGATATCTTTCTCTGTAATAATACGGAAGAATATACCTTTTCCTTTGCACCACGATCTTGCCGCTTCCCACTTTGCTTGATTTAAAACATAGTGAGCTTGGTTTGCCCTGCTATTACCTAAACTTTCTTTGACAGATTGATTGTCAGGCTTTACTTCAATAATTTCTACTTTGTTTTTTCCTTTTTGATCTGTATATTGAATAAAAAAATCAGGCACATATATTGTATGTTTGCCTGTAAAAGGATTTCTATATGGAATTTTAACTGCTTCACTAGCCCATCTAGCTATGCTAGGACTTTCATCACAAAATTTCATAAATGCGAACTCCCAACTAGATCTATAAGTAGGAGATTTAGTTCCTACATATTTGTCTGGATATTTTGGTGTGAATTTTCCTTGTGCAAAACGGCCCATTAGTACAAAATATTTCTTGCTTCTGTTCTATCAGCAACTTCGTCAATTTTATATCCAATAGTGCTGATCTTTTCTCTGTTGTAATTCATTATTTCTGTTACAACATTACTTAATTGTATTGAGTTCAATCCTTTCAAAGTATCTAATAATTCAAATACTTTGACACCATCTATTTTGGCTTGTTGCATTAGTACAGTAGCAATACTTTGTGCCGCTGATTTTTCAAAGTCTCGAGATTCAAAAAATCCTAAAACTGCATCTACTTCATTAGCACTAAATGCCAAAGGAGCAGAAAAATATTGATTAAAAAATTGTTTAGTTTGATCTGCACTATCTGTTTTTACTTCTTTAGGAAGATTTAATTTTAATGGTTCAGTCATTTTACTACCTTATATTTTTTAAAGCATTTACGGCCGCATCGTTTGCATTTGATTTAGCACTGTCAGGTAAAGCATCATATGCACTTGAAATATCCTGCGGAGTAGGATTACCACCGTTTTGTAAATGTGTTTTCATAAATGTTGTTGCCTTTGCAAGACTACCAGTTACATCTGGTGTAGTTGTTACAGCATTAGTTATGTCAGATAGGCTCTTACCTTGTAACAGGCTGACACCTCCTACTACTGCTCCAGCAATGGCAATATCTTTTAAATTACCTAATCCTCCATTTTTTGGAAACACACTGTTTGCAACACCGCTAACATCTACGCCGCCAACTGTGCCTATTGCATCTTTAAGTATACCAAAACCTTCTTGACGTAATCCGCCTTTGCCTATTGCTTTAGCATTTGTAATTGTATTATTTGCTTTTAGGACTGTTCCTAATAATGCACCTGGATTTGCAAACGCATCTCCTGATACAATATCATCTAAAACATCTGCACCGCCTGCTAATACACCACCGGTTCCAAATACACTAGTAGTACCTCCACCTGCTAATGAGTTAGGACTTGGTGTAGTATCGTAATGTTCTTGTGCAAATCCTTTAGGTGCTGTTCCTTCACTGACTGGTCCTCTTGTATAAAATACTGTTTCGTAATCTAATGACATTGTACTCTGAACAAAATCACTTACAGTTTGATCCATACTATCATGTTGCCATTTGCTTATAATAGGATTGATAAGAGTAAATGCTGTGTAACGCTTTCTGGACAATTGGTATATAATTATACTTCTAAAAAACGGTTCTAAACTATCGTTATCAAAACCATACCTAAATTTGTTGAAACCTTCTCCACCAAATGCATTACCTCTATTGAATGGTGCAATAAAATCTGATGGTTGTCTATATCCTTTTACATTTCCAATAGGATTACCTGCACTGTCTACTTCTGCATAGTTACCATCTTTAAAATAATATCTATAGTATGCTTCCCACATAGCAGTAGTAACACCAAAATTATCATCATGAAAAGTAACATTTACAGGATCATAGTCTAAGCGTTTCTGTACAACTTTCTTTTTGTTATACTGATGTTTTACATCTGTCTCTACACTAAACTTAGGAAGATCAACTGCTTTAACAAGCATGTTCAATTCGTTTTGATGCTTTTCAGTAAGTTGAGGTATTACTGAACTTGCAAATGGATTTATGTTAAATGTAACGTGATAAAGAAATTTTTGTTTAGGCGCAAGTCTAAAACTATCGCCTACATACAAACGACTTGCATGTTGAAAGTCTGCTAAATTACCTTTTGGGTTACTAGCACCTGAAATTACATTATCTAAAAAGGATCTATTACTTGCCATACTAATATTTATCCTTTGATATTAAGTACGCAGATAATAAAAAAGGGAGCCGTAGCTCCCTTAATTATTGTTAAACACTCTCTAATTTTTAAAGACCGCCAGCACCAGTTGCTAGACTATTAACTGTTCTACCAACTGCTGTACCAATACCTGTTCCTTGTGGTGATTGGATAGCGTTATCGTATCTAATACTTAATTGTACAGTTACTGGTTCAGATGAACTGTAAGCTAGTGTATTGTAGTTTGCACTTTCAATGAAACATCCGTATAATTCAAATGTTTCTAGTACACCTACTGCATTTGCACCGTTACCACCATCTGTGATTTCGATTCTTGTAACAAATTTGTAGTCAGTACCAGATGCCGCAGAAGACTGTTCGAAGAAATCGAATTGTTTCTGTAATTGTTCGCCAACTTGTTTTTGTACGTTGTTGCTTACATCATCACGTAGTGTTAATGTAATTGCTTCCCAAGTATGTTTACCTGCATAGTAAACTTTTGAGTTGTAAACGTCCAATGTCATGTTTTCAAATGACAAGTTAGGTCTTGTTACATCTTGTACTTGCTTCGTTAGTTCTGTCGTCGGTGTTGAAACTCCAAATCCCTCTAGAAATACTCTAAAGCGGTATTGTAGTTTCGGCATCAACAAGCCTTGGTTGGATGCAGAAGCGTTGCTATCCAAAGGCACAGTTAGTTTTGAGAGTGTTGAAATTGCCATGTTATATGCTCCTGTTATATATATTTATCAACTTATAGGCCTGCTATTTCACCGGTATTTTTCAAGCGTAGTGGTATGTAAATAAACTCAACTGCTTTCACAGGTTCTATTGCTATATCTACATGCAACTCGTTACGATCGATTCTATTTGGTGTGTTGTTTGATTCATCACACACAACTAGGAAATCGTAAAGTGCTCTTTGACCGACTAATTCTAATAGTAGTGCATCTACTTGCTGTTTCATCTCATCACGTGTGATCTTATCATTTGGCTCAAAGATGAACGGTTTAGCAAGTTTGTTCAACTGTGAACGTAGGAAGATTACAAGTCTTGCAACGTTGATTCTATCCAACGCACTTGCATTTCTTGCTCTTGTTTTTTGTCCAAAGTTAACAAGTCCTGCACCTGTTAAGAACGTGATTGGGTTAACGTTTAGTGAGTATAATGTATCACGTTGACCTTCGTTCAACGCTACACTTACAAATTCGCCTTCACTATCTATGTAACCTGCCGCACTTGCATTTGAAATGCCACCACGTCTTGTACCTGCTGGTGCAAACCATGGAAACGATACTTGATCACTTAGTGCTAGTGTTCTTAATATACCATGTGATGCTGGAACAACAACGTTGTTTCCTGCATTGTCACTTGTAAATAAGCTAGGATAAAATACACCTAAGTATTCATCTCTACTTACTAGACCGTTATCATTATCTTCAACTGCTAGGTTAACATTGTTACCCCATTCGTTTAATGTTGTTGCATCTGGTGTTAGTCTCATTGGACTGTCACCTACGATAAATGCTGTTAAGCCTCTATCATTGTTAAGTGCAATCATTTCACCAATTAGTTCTGGATAGTTTGGAGTAGCCATTACGTTGAACAATCTAGACTCATCATCTCTAATGTCCTGGTTGCTGTTAACAAGTGCTTGTAATGCTTGTATAACAACTTTACGCTGTGCTTTACGTCCAAATGTACCTGAACCATCTTCTTGGTTAGCTGATTCTGTTACCCAACGATTTTTGTAGTAACCATCCATAGACTCATCATTAAAGCGAACGTTATCATTTGCAGTATTAATGTAATTACGTACAAATTTCTTAACGTTGAATCCGCTTCTACGTAAGTTCCATAACAACATACCTTTTGGATATAGTGCTGGATCTGGAGCGTCAAAATCTAAGAAGTTGCTTGCCATTAAATCTGCAATACTTGCCGCTGTTCCGCTATTAGCACCTGTAGTACCATAACGTGCATCAGCAAATAGTATGCCGTCTTCTGTAGTTTGATCGCCTTTATCTACTAAGTTCCATTTAGCTGTTGTTGCATTGTACTTGTAGATAGTTGGATAGTTTTCAATGTCTGCTGTATCAATCCAAAGGTCGCCTGTTTTTAGATCTGTGCCATCTGATTGTTTAGTTGGCTCACTTGCAGAAACAATTGGTCCTGCTGGATCTGTTTTTTCATTATCTGCGGCCGCGTATGTTGGACTTGTTGCATCTTGATAGCCAACCCATGTACTACCGTTGTGAATCATTATATCAACTTCATCAACAATTGAATTGTACCATAATGTTCCATCTGTAGCTAGTGCATTTGGAGCATCTTCTGATGCTGTGTAACTTAATACTTTCCAGTTACTTGCTACAAAGTCAAATGTACTATCGCCTGATGGTGCCGCATACAAGTTAGGTGTACCTGAATTACTATCAACAAATGCACTGAATCCTAATGTTGTTAGGAAACTTGCTGTGTTAATTAATCTAAAGTCACCTGCTTTTGCATGAGAAATTACAACTCTATTTTGTGCGTCAACACTTGCACTTACATTAGTTAAACCTGCGCCGTTAATGCCCTCAGCGATAGTTTCTGCGTCACCTGTTGTGCCGTCTAATGTTAATGTTACAGTTTTTGTTGCACTTAAAGATGAACTTGCTAATACAGTTTCTGCAATTCCAAATTGATGTGAACCAGCACCAAACATGCCAGTAGTCACAGCTGAGCTTGTAATTGTAGTTGGACTTGCACTATTTCTTCTGTAAATTTTGAAGTCAAACAAGTTAGTTGAATCTTCACTTATGTTGGTTTGAGCGTACAGAGTACCAACTGCTAAGTTTTGTCCACCACCTGTTTTATCCATTGTATTTAATGCAGTCATATTATCAGCATAAAGTGGTACTGGAGAATCTACCCATAATTTAGTAGTATCGTTCCATACCTTAACTCTAATTTTTGCACCTAAGTTTGGATCAGTAGTTTTGAACCATACTGAGCCAGTTGGTTTCGGAGCAGTGTCTGTAGATTTGAACTCCGGTACACTTGTGTGAGGTGCTATACTTAGAGCTGGCGCAAAATAATCGCCTGCTGTAATACCTAATGTAGTTAACGGAGTACCAGTGCCATTAGCAATAACTATGTTTGCTCCTGAACCACCTGCTACATAAGAACCGTTACTATATAGTGCTATTTTGTTGTCTTCTATTTTTGCTGTTACACCTGTAGTTGCTGTATCACCATTGATATCTGCAACAACTTGTGTTAATGTTGTTCCTGTAAATGTAATTGTCTCACCATTAAGTGTAATTGAATCACTAATATTGAAACTTGAAGATGCTGATGCAATACTTCCTGTTACACTTACCCAACTATTTTTCCAAGCCGCAGAACCTACTTTTACCCAAGCATTACTGCCGTTTTTGTAGTATAGTCTGTTCCATGTTGTAGTTGCTACTAAAGCATAATCGCCTATTGCACCTACGCTCGCTTTTGGATCTCCAGTTGCATCTCCGCCTACTAGTTTTGACTTATCAGTTATAACTGTAGGTATTTTATTTGTAAATGTTTGTCCGCCTGTTGACGTAATTGCATTACCATTCCACTGGAATAATCCATATCTAGAAATTTGTGTGTCTAGCCAATATGTTCCGTCTGCTGGATTTGCACTTGGTGCATCTGCTGATGGATTTAATTGTCCTGTGTCAATGTCTGCTCTTACAACAAACGCTCTGCTTGCTACTCCTAAGTATGAGTAAGCCGCTTGTAGTCCATATTCATTAAGCTCTCCGCCATGAACTGGATTATTATTTGAATCAATTTGAAAGCTAGGATCTCCAAATAAATCTGTTAGCTCACGCTGTGATGTAACCAAGAAAGGTTTCCCAGCATTCGCTTTTGTAGTCGCTGTAGCAGTGCCTGTTCCTGCACCGTTTGTTTTGTCTTGTCCAGATACTACAAAGATCATTGGAACTGTTCCCGGCTCTGCAGGGGTGTAGAAACTTTCGTCTATTACACTAACCTGTACACCTGGTGATACTAATGCCATATTATTTCTCCTGTACGCATTTTGTTATTATATGTATTTATACATTCTCAACTAAAAAGTCCTATAATACGCCTAAGAAAAGGGGGTAAAAAGGGCACCTTTTACGTAAATACATATATGAGACCATTATGTCAATGCGGTTTAAGACCAGCGGCTGTAAATTATAAAAAAGGCAAGAAGACTTATTATCGTAGGCTTTGCGAAAGGTGTTTGCATCATGGCAAATTAAAATATGGTATACCTAGATGGCAACAAGCAGGATACAGAAAAGAAGTACGCTGTGAAAAATGTGGTTTCAAAGCAATTGACACAAAACAATTAGATGTTTATCATATAGATGGTGATTTAAATAATTGCAGGCATAATAACCTAAAAACTATTTGTGCAAACTGTCAGCGGGTGCTTCAGCGTGAAGGCGTTCGCTGGAAGCAAGGTGACCTTGTACCAGACTTTTGAGTTGCTCTATAGTTCCGTTATTATCTATAACATTATTGAAATCTACGTTAGCCCATTTCCACTCTGATGGATGTACATCTTTAGGTTCAACTCCAATATCTTGATACATTCTGAACCATACAGGATCAGCACCGCGTCTTACACGCCAAACTTCTCCATGAATACTTTTAATCATATTTGCTTCATTATCAAAACGTACATCAGGAATCACATAGTTTCCAGGGTTATCTATTATATGTTTCTTAACAAGACTTACCCATATTCCGTCATAAAATCCATTACGCATACATTCTGTACCAAATAATTGTAGTACTAATCTCGGAGTAATTGTATTACCAGTTTCTGCTGACCAAAAGTCGTCTTTACGTTCACGCCATACTCGGCTTTTATCGTTATCGCCTTCCAGCATTTCACGATCCCAACCAAATACAGTTGCAACGCCGTCTTTCAATTTATCTGCAAATGATAATTTTTTGTAGCCATAGTGCTCTACTAATATATCAGCAACCGTGCCTTTACCACTTCCTATTAAACCACAAATACCTATAATCATACTTCACTCCACTGTAGAATTAATATTATATAAGAAATTTATCTAAATGTCAAGTAGTTTTTAGCCGATTGTGAAACCATAGCCAACACCGCCAGATACGTTTAGTGACACATCAGCTTCTAATTTTTCCATCTCTGCTTGTGCTTCTGCTTTCAAAGCATCACCATTTAACGCAGATCCGCCCTGTGGTCCTGCAATAGTAGCAAATTTGCTACGTGCTTCACCTAGCATAAATTTACAACCTGCAAGCGTATAGTCCTTGATCCACTGTATTGCAAGATAGTCTTTAAGTAATTCACTGTCTGGTCTATAGTTGTAAGCATAAAGTAACAGCTCTTCTTCCGCTCTAGGTCTTTGAAGCAAAGTTAGTTTTTTGGTTGTGCTATTCCAATTGAATTCAATAAAAGATCCAAACATTCTACCTACTAGTTCTTGATAACTGGCAAATGCATTGTATGTTGCTAAGCCACCTGTGTTGCTACTAGCAAGCAAATATGTGTTAGTGTAGGCTAAGTTGAAAGGTTCAAATAGTGTTCCGCCATCACCTCCACCAGTACGTGAACCAACAGATCTACGGAATATTTTTCTTACTTCTATTACTTCATTTGGTAATGTATATTCATTTTGATCTATTACAGTTGGTAAAAACAGATATGATTCTTCTACTGAATTATCACTACGTTGTCTAAATTTTGTCAATGCTTTTGTTAATGCAGTTTCGTAATGTACTGGATCAAGTTCAACATCTATCATTCCTCCACCTAAGAAGGCTTCTACGTAGTCAAATATCTCTTTTTTCTGTGTTTTTAAGTCGGCCATAGCTATTCCTTTTGATATAGTATTTATCGTTACGATAAATATGTTTATGCCGAGACTATCTTTATATAAACCAGAAAAAGGCAAGGATTACAGCTTCCTAGACAAAACTATAACAGAAATGTTTACAGTTGGAGGTACAGATGTATTCTTGCACAAGTATTTAGGGCCTAAAAATCCAGATGAAGCAGACGCTACAGCAGGAGCGCCTAGATATGATGCTGTAAAAGAAACAAACATACAGGACATGATATTTCTTGAAAATAGAGATAGAAAATATGATCCGGATGTCTATACTCTACGTGGTATTTACAATGTACAGGATGTAGATTTCGATCTTAGTGCGTTTGGTTTATTTTTACAAAATGATACATTGTTTATGACAGTGCCAATAAACTATAGTGTAAGAACTATAGGAAGAAAAATTATGCCTGGTGATGTTATAGAATTGCCACACCAGAAAGATGAATATGCGGCTAACGATTTTAATGTTGCACTAAAAAGATTTTATGTAGTTGAAGATATTAATAGAGCAAGTGAAGGATTTTCACCTACTTGGTATCCGCATTTATATAGATTAAAACTAAAACAAATTGTTGACAGCCAAGAGTATAAAGAAATATTAGATTTGCCAAGTGAAGAAGGAAGTGACAAAACACTACGTGATGTTTTGAGTACTTATGAAAAAGAAATGCAAATCAATAATGCAGTAATTGCACAGGCAGAAGCAGATGCACCTAAATCTGGTTATGAAACATCACATTTATATACGTTACAAGTTGACGAAACAGGTAAACCTGAATTATCAACTGTTGATACAAATAAAATAGATGCTAGTCATGCAGGTGCAAGTTTTGATGCAAGTAGACTAGATCAAACACCAGAGCGTGAAGGATATACAGGATACTTAATTGGAGACGGTATAGCACCTAATGGTGAAGCATTTGGACATGGTATCACTTTTCCAACTCAAAGTGTTGAAGGCGATTATTTTTTAAGGACTGATTACATGCCAAATAGATTGTTTAGATATGACAGCCAACGTTGGGTAAAAATGGAAGATAATGTTAGAATGTCAATGACAAATAGTGATACAAGACAGACACAAAAAACAGGATTCATCAATAATACTGCGTCATCTACTATTGCTGGAGAAACAGTTGAAGAAAGACAAAGTTTAAGTAAAGCTCTTAAACCAAAGGCAGATAATTAATGCAACATTTTTACGACGGACAAATTAGAAGATACCTTACACAAATTATAAGATTAATGAGTAATTTTTCTTATAAAGATGGTGATGGAAAACTTACCCAAGTGCCAGTAATGTATGGCGATATTACTAGACAAGTTGCAAGTATAATACGAGACAACAGCGAGAACAAGATACCAAGTGCTCCACGCATAGGTGTATACATTCAAGATCTTGCAATAGATAGAGATCGTACTGCTGATCCTACATATACAAGCAAAGTACATATTAGAGAAAGAGAATACGATACTAACAATAACGAATACCTAAACACACAAGGTAAAAATTATACTGTAGAACGTTTAATGCCAACACCATATAACTTAACAGTAAAAGCAGATATTTGGTCAACAAACACAGATCAAAAGTTACAAATTATGGAACAAATATTGATGTTGTTCAACCCAAGTTTAGAAATACAAACTACAGACAATTACATAGACTGGACTAGTTTGACAGTTGTAAACTTAGACAGTGTAACCTTTAGTAGTAGAAGTATACCTGTAGGAGTTGAATCTGAAATAGATGTTGGTTCACTTGTGTTTACCACTCCTATATATTTGGCTCCACCTGTAAAAGTAAAAAAGATGGGCGTAATAACCAACATAGTTATGAGTATATTCGATGAAAGTAACGGTACTATTAGTTTAGGTAACGATAGTGCAACACTTGGTGCGTTTAACGATAAGCAAGGTTTAGAAGCAGAAACTAATATGAAAGAAACCGCACAAGGCAAAAAGACACCAAGCACATTAGAAAAAGCTGGTAACGAATCGGTTGTTTCTACAACTTACAAAAACTATGATTTAATAGTATTAGGTACCACTGCAACACTTGGACAAAATGGAAATACGGGTGTAGAAGAATGGGAACAATTCTTCAAAGCAATGCCTGGAACATATGTTGCAGGAGTAACACAACTACAATTAAAACGATCTGATATGTCTTCAAGTGTAAATGGCACAGTCGCTATCAATGCAAATGATCCAACACAATTAATTGTGAACTGGGATACTGATACTATACCTAGCAATACTATATTAGAAGGTCCAACCAAAACTTCTGGCACTGTAGACTTTATTATTGATCCACAAAAATTCAATCCATCACAAGATAAAGCAGTTGGTATACGTTTGTTGATATTAGATGATATTGGTAATCAAAACCAAACAAATTTAGGATTAAGCATAGGTCCAAATGCATGGAAAAATGCTAATGGTACAGATTTTGTGGCGGGTGCTAACGATATAATTGAATGGACTGGATCTGAATGGTCTGTTGTATTTGATGCCAGTGCTAACGCTTCAGATAATGTTGTGTATGTAACAAACCTAAATACAGGCGTACAATACAAGTATGTTGACGCTGAATGGGTATTGAGCTTCGAAGGCGAATACCAAAACGGAAGCTGGCGTATAGTACTGTAAAATAAGTACTTGCATGCCGGATATATCATGCAGTGGAGCCTTATTATACTCACTAGAAACAAAACGTTTCTTAATGCTTCACAGAACAAAAACAAAACAAAATAATGTTTGGGGCCTTGTTGGTGGCAAGGGAAAGACATCTGAAACTCCTTGGCTTACACTAAAGCGTGAAATCAACGAAGAGCTAGGTTTTGACCCAGAAATAATAAAATCTATTCCTTTAGAAACTTTTGTATCTAATGATGAAAGATTTAATTTTCACACTTATCTGTGTGTTGTGAAGAAAGAATTTATTCCTCAACTTAATGACGAGCACGATGGATATGCATGGGTCAGTTTTGGTAAGTGGCCAAAGCCATTACATCAAGGCTTACGCAATACACTACAAAGTAAGCAAAATATAACAAAATTACAGACAGTTTTTGATTTAATACAGATATTAGAAAAAGATGAGTAAAGTTTTAGTACTAGGTGATGTCATCATCGACAAATATATTTACGGCACCTCAAGCAGGTTAAGTCCAGAAGCACCTGTTCCTGTCATAACTTACATAGAAGAAAAAGAAACACGAGGTGGTGCTGGACTAGTTTATGAAAATTTAAAAAGTTTAGGTGTAGATGTTACTATGTTTGAAACTGAAGGGCAAGTAAGTGTAAAAACAAGAATAATGTGTGACGGACATTATGTAACAAGAATAGATGATGATGCTTCAGCAAGCGGAGATGCAGTATTAAAACAAGTGCAAGAAACTGATTTTTCTCAATACGATTATGTTGTGTTAAGTGATTATAATAAAGGCGTGTTAGATGAAGCAAAAGACATAATTGAACATATTAACAAATATAATTGTAAAGTAATTGTTGATCCAAAAGAAAATGCATACTTCTATAAAAACGCTTGGTTAGTGAAACCAAACTATAATGAATTTCATGATTTAGGTTTTGATGAATGGACAGGTAATATTATTACTACTAATGCAGGTGAAGAAGTTATTGCTAATATTGATGGCAAAAACTATGAAGTTGAAGTAGATAAAGTAGAAGTTTCAGATGTTACAGGTGCTGGAGATTGTTTCTTAGCAGGCTTTGTATATGCATTGACACAAGGTTATGATTACGAAACTTGTTTGAAAGTTGCAGTTAAAGGTTCAACAGAAAGTGTAAAACATCGTGGTACGTATATTTTGACAAAACAAGATGTTGAACATACAACAGTGTTTACAAATGGATGTTTTGACATAATACACAAGGGACATATAGAATTACTAAAGTATGCATCAAGTATAGGACACGAACTTATTGTTGGATTGAATAGTGATGCTAGTGTTAAAAAACTTAAAGGAGCAACTAGGCCTTACAATGATGAGAAAACAAGATACGAAACACTTTTTTCTTTGCCTTTTGTCAAAAAAGTGGTTGTATTTGATGAAGAAACACCGTATAATATAATAAAACAAATCAAGCCTAAGTACATTGTAAAAGGTGGAGATTATACTGTAGAAGAAGTTGTTGGACATGATTTAGCAGAAGTAAGGCTGTTTCCTACAATAGAAGGCTATAGTTCAAGTTATACAATTGGAAGAATAAATGAAGATACTAGTAACGGGTCATAGAGGTTTTATAGGCCAAAATTTAGTCTATTACTTTTTAGGTAAAGGGCATAAAGTTGATGGATTTGATTGGGTGCCAAATATTATTCCTGATGTTACTCGATATGATTGGGTAATACATTTAGGTGCAATAAGTGATACTACAGAAAAAGACGTTGATAAAGTTTGGGCACAAAATTTTGAATTTACAAGCAGACTAATACAAGTTTGTGATCAATATGGAGTAAATTTACAATATGCAAGTAGTAGTGCAGTTTATGGACCTGGCATGGATGGATTTAGAGAAGACTCAAAATGCCTACCTCAAACTCCTTATGCTTGGAGCAAATATCTAATTGATAAAAGTATAAGAGATGTTGGTGTTGAAAATTTTCAAACAATTATTCAAGGATTTAGATACACAAATGTATATGGTCCAGGTGAAGGACATAAAAAGCATCAAATGAGTATGATTAGTAAATGGCAGGATCAAGCAACACGTAATGGATGTATTATAGTATTTGAAGATAGTGATTGCTTCAATAGAGATTTGATCTGTGTGT